CCTGCTTGGGAGTGGTTTCAGTCTGGTCCAATTCAACGTCTTATGCCGGGCGGTGCGATTATTGTTGTGATGACAAGGTGGTCTAAGCTTGACTTGACTGGTCAGATAGTAAACCAGATGATAAAGCAAGAAGGCGTAGACGAGTGGGAAGTAGTAGAGTTCCCGGCTATATTAAATGAAGGCACTGAGAAAGAAAGAAGTCTTTGGCCTGAGTTTTGGCCACTTGAAGAATTACAGGCAAAGAAGGCTGCATTAGATATTAGATACTGGAACGCTCAGTATTTACAAAACCCTGTATCAGAAGAGGGTGCGTTGATCAAACGTGAGTGGTGGCAGATATGGGAAAAAGAAGATCCACCAACTTGTGAGTTTACTATTATGTCTTTAGACGCAGCACAAGAAGCTAATAACCGTGCTGACTATAACTCTCTCACAACGTGGGGCGTATTTTACAACGAAGAAACTAACAACTATAATATAATACTATTAAATGCAATTAAAAAACGGCTAGAGTTTCCTGAGCTTAAAGAGCTTGTATTAGAAGAATATAAAGAGTGGGAACCTGATGCATTTATTGTGGAAAAGAAATCTAACGGTGCAGCGCTCTATCAAGAAATGAGAAGGATGGGGGTACCGCTAGGAGAATTTACGCCGGGCAAAGGGCAAGATAAAATTAGCCGAGTAAACTCTGTAGCTGACTTGTTTAGATCAGCAATTGTATGGGCACCAGATAGACGATGGGCTCACGAAGTTATAGAAGAGTGTAATGATTTTCCGTCAGGCGCAAATGATGACCAAGTAGACTCAACAACTATGGCGTTAATGCGTTTTAGACAAGGCGGGTTTATTAGATTACCTAATGACGAAGCAGAAGAAATACAAGGATTTAAAAGCACTAGAAATAAGCTTTACTCAATTTAAAGGATAATAAATGGCAGACAATATAGATAAAGGGTTATACCAAGCTCCGATGGGTTTAGATCAAGACCCACAAAACCCAGAAACGTCGGCGTTAAGTGTTGAGATTGAGAACCCAGACTCAGTTACATTAGATGATGGTAGTATGGAAATTACTATTCAGCCGGGCAAAGAAACAGGCGGGGATAAGTTTGACGAGAACTTAGCTGAAGTCTTAGATGAAAGACAACTGACTGAACTAGCAGGCGATTTACTAGGTGACTATCAGAACGATATTGATGCAAGAAAAGATTGGCTAACAACTTATGTAGACGGCTTAGATTTACTAGGTTTAAAAGTAGAAGAAAGAACTGAGCCATGGCCAGGCGCATGCAATGTGTACCACCCACTCATGACAGAAACACTAGTCAAGTTCCAAGCAGAGACTATGATGGAAACATTTCCAGCAGCGGGTCCTGTTAAAACACAAATCATTGGTAAACAAACTACAGAAAAAGAAGAAGCAGCAACTCGTGTTAAAGATGATATGAACTATCAGTTGACAGAGAACATGCCTGAGTATAGACCTGAACATGAGCGCATGTTATGGGGACTAGGGTTAGCTGGTAATGCATTTAAGAAAGTATATTTTGATCCGGCGCTTAATCGTCAAGTGTCTATGTATGTTCCTGCAGAAGATATTGTAGTTCCATACGGCGCGTCTAGTTTAGAAACAGCGGAGCGTGTCACACATGTAATGCGTAAAACTAAGAACGATATGCGCAAACTTCAAGTAGCGGGTTTTTATAAAGATATAGAACTTGGTGACCCAGAGCATTCTATTGACGAAGTAGAGAAAAAGATTGCAGAAAAGATGGGCTTCAATGCAACTGAAGATGACCGATATAAAATTCTTGAGATGCACGTTAATTTAGATTTAGATAATGGTGATGATGAAGACGGTATTGCACTACCTTACATTGTAACTATTGAAAAAGACTCTAGTACTATTTTAGCTATTAGAAGAAACTGGCAACCTGATGATGAATTAAAAGCTAAACGAAATCACTTTGTTCACTACGGTTATATACCAGGTTTTGGTTTCTATTGCTTTGGTTTAATTCATTTGATAGGTGCCTTTGCAAAATCAGGTACGATGATTCTACGTCAACTTGTTGATGCAGGTACTTTATCAAATCTACCAGGTGGTTTAAAAACACGTGGACTACGTATTAAAGGTGATGATACTCCGATTGCTCCAGGTGAATGGCGTGACGTTGATGTACCGTCAGGTAGTGTAAGAGATAATATTTTACCGTTGCCTTACAAAGAGCCTAGCCAAGTATTAGCAGGTTTGATGGACAAAATTATTGACGAAGGTCGACGTTTTGCAAGTGCAGCAGATTTACAAGTATCAGATATGTCTGCTAACTCACCTGTAGGTACAACTTTAGCAATTTTAGAAAGAACTCTCAAAGTGATGTCAGCTGTACAAGCTCGTATTCACTATGCAATGAAGCAAGAGTTTAAATTATTAGCAGGTATTATCCGTGATTACACTCCAGAAGAGTATGACTACGAACCTGAAGTAGGTGAACCAAGAGCTAAACAATCTGATTATGATTTAGTAGAAGTTATTCCTGTATCAGACCCTAACGCAGCAACGATGTCTCAAAAGGTTGTGCAATACCAAGCGGTTATGCAAATGGCGGCGCAGTCTCCACAAATCTACGACATGGTTGAACTTAATAAACAAATGCTAGAAGTATTAGGTGTCAAGAATATTGCTAAACTTATTCCCGGTGCAGAGGATCAGAAGCCAAAAGATCCCGTATCAGAAAATATGGCTATCATAAATATGATACCCGTAAAAGCATTTATCTATCAAGACCATCAAGCACATATTCAAGTTCACATGGCAGCGATGCAAGATCCTAAAATCATGCAGGCGATGGGTCAAAACCCTCAAGCACAAAACATTCAAGCAGCAGCATTAGCTCATATCAATGAACATATTGCGTTTGAGTATAGAAAACAAATTGAGGCTACATTAGGGGTACCACTACCTAATCCAGATGAAGAATTGCCAGAAGATGTTGAAGTAGAGTTAGCAAGATTAACTGCAGCCGCAGCCCAACAGTTATTACAAAATAATCGAGCAGAAGCTCAGCAACAACAAGCTCAGCAACAGCAACAAGATCCATTAATCCAAATGCAACAAGCTGAACTTCAAATTAAACAACAAGAAGTTCAAATTAAGGCACAACAAGCTCAATCACAAGCGCAAATTGACCAACAAAGACTTGAGTTAGAAAAAGCTAAAATGGAATCTTACGAGCGTATTGAAGGTGTAAAAATTGGTGTTAAGACTACACTTGATAAACAAAAACTAGAAGATGACCAAAATGAAAAAGGTATTCGTCTGGGCATGGAGGCTGAGTTTAAGAAAAAAGAGCAGGACTACAAGAAAAATGAGTCTGCTATAAATACGATGGACAAAATTATGGAACATGCACATAGAGTAGAAGATAGAAACGTATCAAAGGAAAAGAATAACCCACAACCAAAGGAGTAGTAAATGATAGACCCAACGCTTGAGCTATTAATCAGTAAAATAGCTGAAAGACGCAAAGAAGTACTAGGTTCAATTGCTGAAGGTTCTGCGAAAGATTATGCGCATTACCAATCTGCGGTAGGATATATACGGGCTTGCGATACGATACAAGGTATTATTGCTGACATCGTAGATAGGATGGAGAACTCAGATGAGTGATCAAATTCTAACCATGAATAAAGATTTGGTAGATGCAAATGGTCGACCAATTATTGTTCCAAAGCTTGAAGATGTAGATGCAGAAGATATACCAATTGAAGAACGAGGTTTACAGTTACCTGAACCAAAAGGGTACAAGATACTTTGTGCAATTCCTGATGCATCAGAAACTTATCAAGGTGGCATTGTAAAAGCAGATTCAACTAGGACTACTGAGGAGTTATCAACGGTTGTTTTATTTGTAGTAAAAGTAGGTGATTTAGCCTATAAGGACGAAGTTAGATTTCCAACGGGTCCATGGTGTAAAGAAGGCGATTTTGTTTTGACGCGCGCATACGCGGGTACTAGATTTAAAATTCACGGAAGAGAATTCCGCATTATTAACGACGATACAGTTGAGGGGGTTGTTGCTGATCCT